CAACAAAATCACCTAAAATTCCACCAAGAATTGTTCCAGCTGGTCCAAGCAATGTTCCAAGAGCACCACCTAAACCAGCTCCAACTGCCTTTGCAGCAGCACGTCCTATTGGTTCACCTAAAGCAAGAGAAACAGCAAAATCAATTAAGGCACCAAAAATGGGTATTCTTTTAAATACTGGTCTAAGAAAACCCATAATACCTTTAGCACCTGGACCCATGCCAATTGCCTTAAGCATATTTCTTCCTAGTTGTCCCCCAGCAACATCAACTCTTTGTAGTGTTTTACCAATTGGCGATTTTGTTCTTTTAACTACATCAACTCCTTCATGTATTAGTCCTCCAGAACCAGGTTTAGCTCTGGTAACTCTTTCCATTTCAACTGATATTCCTCTTCTTCCTCCTTGATTATTTCTAAAAAGTCCTCCACCTTTTTTTCCATTTTCACTTAAAAGATTGCCATCGGCAGATTTACCTCGATTAAAACCACTAACAAATTTTCCAACAGCTTTAAGAGCACGATATAGTTTTACTATTTTACGAACAACTCTATAAACTAATACTCCACCTAAGATCATAAGCAAAGTATTTGAATGCTTCTCTAAGAAATCAAAAAATCCTTGTATTTTTTTAATATTAACTGGATTGCTTAACCATTTTACAGCCTGATTTATTACAAAACCAGTAACCAATGATCCAAAAAACTGAATCAATCTATCGAATATATTTTTTATTGGTGAAGTAATTTTATCAACCTGCTTTCCTATTACTTGACCAAGTTTATTTGTAGATTCAATGCCCTCTTCTGCTTTTTCTCTTTTTCTTTTATCGGAAGAAATTCTTATCTTCTTTGTGTTTTCTTCTTCTTTTGCTATTCTATATGAAAAATCTAAAGAAAGTTGCTTTTGAATTTCTACGAGAGTATTGTTAATTTCTTCTAAAGCATTAGAAACAGGTTCTTTAGGTTGGATTGGTGAGGATAAAACCCTTCCAGCTGGTCCTATTCCTGCGTTTTTCCCTAAAGATCCAATCGGTAATTTAATTGTCGATACTCTTAATTTAGCAGTTGTTGTAGCACCACGAATTACGGCAGAAGAAATATTCTGCTTACTCAACTTAGGTTGAGATTTTAATGATGGTGCTCTATAGATTTGACTGCTAAATTCCACTCTGTTGTTGTTTTAGATTTTCTTCCTCAATGTACTGTTGGAGAAGAGTTACATAAATTTCCCTCTCCCACGGTATCATATTCTCAAGCTCTGTCAAACTATATTTATGGTGCTGAATGAGAGCAAAATTTGTTTTATAATAATTTTCTAAACTCTCATGAGCCATAGCTAACTGAAAAAAGATGCTAACCCTTCTAAAACAACTTCACTTTCAACATTTGTTTCTGGATTTATAACTTTAACAGTATGAGAAAGTTTTGGCATTGTATTGAAAAATTCTTCAATTTGTTTGAACTGTTTTGTATTCATCTGCTCTACAAATTCTTGTAATTCTTTTTTAGTACAATCAGAAGAAGACCAAGATTCTTCTTCATTAAATACTTGACCGATACAAGAAACAATTACATCTAAAGATTTATCAACTTCACTACCCGTATTATTATACTCAAAGTTGTTTTCAATAAATTCAGATAATGAAGGATATTTCATTTGAATCGATAGACTATCATCTAATTTAATTATACTTGAATGATTTGGATTTTTTTGAACCTTTATGGATTCCAAATCAATTTCAATCTTAACTTTTGTAGTATTATCATCTGGACAAGTTATATTAACTTCTACAGTTTCACCAACAGATCTAGCACGGATATTTAAAAATAGGTATTCAATATCAAATGTAGATAATTCGTTAATTTTTATTCCCTTTGTAAGGATACATTCTGTAATTACGGTTTTAATAGCGTTAGAAATCTGCTTCATATCTTCAGATTCAAGCGCCATGATGAGAATTTTTTCTTCTCTAACTAGAAAAGGTCTATACTTAATTTTCTTTCCAGTAGAGGGCAATTCCAACTCATATGTTGGTGCGGATATTTTTGGTAAAGGCATAATAACCTATAGAACTTCAGTTACGATTATTTATTATCTTTCTCTTGGTCCTTTCACCGATGAAGTTGCTGATTCTCTTGCTCTGTTAATATTAGAATTTCCTTCAGAAACTCCTTGGAAATAAGATTCATAATAAGACTCATTTGATCCACTCCACCACTTAGGAACTTCCACAGGTTCTCCAAGAGGTCCGATTGGTGGAACAGAAGGTGTTTCTGGTTGAGGTTGAACAGGAGTTTCACCAGATCCTGTTGTTGAAGATCCAGTTGAATTTCCTCTTCCTTGAACAATAATATACCTATCATAAGCAAAAGTAACAGTTACTTTTAAAAGATCTGCTGCTCCGTAAGAAACTGGAATAGCACCCATAGATTTGGGAAAAACATTATAAAATTGATACGTTAACATTGAAGATCCTTGTTTTGTAGTATCTTTTTCAAATTTTGTAATATAAAGAGTATCTGTCTTATATCCAGTATCTCCCAAAGGATAATTAAATCTTCTAAAGTAGTTTGGATTTGTTTGACCAAACTTTTGATTATTATTACCAGAAATATAATCCATCCATCCTTCAAAAACTTTAATCATTTGATAATTTTTATCAACATAAAAAGTAAAATCAGTATCTACATATAACCGTGTATGAGCATATTGCTCATTTATTCCATGAAAATTATCTTTAACTTCGGCAGTGGCAAAAGAACTTGTTGGTAGTGTTGCATCAGAACACATCAATCCTGCCTGTTCACTGATCCATCTTCCAGGAACACCATAATTTTTTTCAATATATCCAAGCACTGGTTTTTTAATTCCTGCGATATAGACTTGATAATAATTACTAAAAGATGGTTTAGAAATGTCCCTCGATTTGAGGACATTCATTTTAGGTTCTTGAACAAGATTTTTTGGCGATGCCATCTAAATATCTTTTATGGAGTCTTAATCATTAAATATTTAGATGTCATATAAAGGAAAATATCAACCATCATATCCAAGCAAATATAAAGGAGATCCAACAAATATCATTTATAGATCTCTTTGGGAGAGAAAATTTATGGTATATTGTGATCTAAATGAAAATATTTTAGAGTGGGGGAGTGAAGAAATCGCTCTACCATATCGTTCCCCAATCGACAACAAAATACATAGATATTTTCCAGATTTTTATATCAAAGTAAGAGAACAAACAGGTCAAATTAAAAAATATATTATTGAAATAAAACCAAAGAAACAAACTATAGAACCAAAAATTCAAAAAAGAAAAACGAAAGGATATATCTATGAAGTTTATGAATATGCTAAAAATCAGGCAAAATGGAAAGCAGCTAAAGAGTTTTGCCAGGATCGTATGTGGGAATTTAAAGTTTTAACCGAAGAAGAACTTGGTATTAAGTAATGCCTAGAAAAACTCTAAAAGAAAGAAAAAATAAAGAACAACCAACAGAAAATAAAGTCAACCGTATTCGTTCTGTAATGGATAATCTCATTGGAACAGAAGATCCAGACGATATAATGTTAGAATTAATAGATGTTTTAAACGAAAGTGGAAAAATTCCAGAAGCAGGAAAATACTATGTATTTGTTTATAATCCCAAAACATTAAATGCAACATATGATCAGAATCCATTAGTTGCGGTAACAGATGTTTTTTCTTGGGGATTTCGCGGTCTTAATTTTCATTGGGGAGAGATACGTCAGTATACATGGTCTGAAGTTGCTGGGCAATTATATGAAATATATCAAGAGGAACTGCCAGATGCTAGAGAACTTCCTTTCCAAAATATCCGTCTAAATAGTTAAAAAATAGCCAAAAATGGCAGCGAAAAAACCACAACCACGTTTGAGATATCCAAAAAACACTATTGACGGAAGTCAAGATTTTATTCAATTTAGTATATTTAATTATAAAAGATCTTCTAAAGATATTAAAATTTTAAAGGGCGAAGAACCTTCAAACATAGATCAGAGCGATCCAACTCTTAGTAAATATAATTCATTTTCTGAAGAAATAATATCAAATACAACTTTAATTGGAGAGGCGGCAAAGGGGGAATTCAAAGGATCAATAATTCTCCCAATTCCTTCTCAATTATCGGACACAAATGCCACAAATTTTGGAGAGAGTAATTTAAATTCTTTTTATGCTGCAGCTATATCAAAAACTCTTCGTATAACTGACTCGCTATCCGCTACAGAATTTGTAAAAAATGTTGGTTCTATGGCAGTAAGTGCTGCAAAAGTAGCTTCTGATCCAAGAGTTGCTGGAATAATAAAATTATTTACAGCACAGCAAGCAGTTAGTGCCCTCGGAGCAAATATTTCCTTAGAGCAATTAATTACAAGAACAACTGGATCAACAATTAATCCCAATATGGAATTATTATTTAATGGTCCTACTCTAAGACAATTTAAGTTTCAATTTAAATTTACACCAAGAAATAACCCAGAAGCTGAAGATATTAAAGAAATTATAAAAACTTTTAAAAAACATATGGCACCTAGTGGAAAAGATACTAATTTCTTAAAAACACCAGATATTTTTGAACTTTCATATATTGGTAAAGCGTCCGATTATTTGAATAGATTTAAACTTTGTGCTCTTACAAATATGAGCGTCAATTATACTGGTGAAGGAAATTATGCCACTTATAGCGATGGTGCTCCAGTTTCTATGATTATGGATTTAGCATTCCAAGAACTATCACCAGTTTATGCCGAAGATTACAAGAATGTTGGAGGAGTAGGTTACTAAAATGGGATACTTTAGAGAACTTCCAAATTTACTTTACCCATCATATCTAAACGATAAAAAATCATCTTTGGACTATACCGAAGTTAAAAATCTTTTCCGCAGAGTTAAACTAAGAGATGATCTTCAAAATATTTTGACTCTATTTAATAAGTATCAAATCCCAGAAGGATCTCGTCCAGAACTCGTTGCTGAAGAATTTTATGGTGATCCTGAACTTGATTGGGTTGTTATCTTAACATCTGGTGTTATTAATGTTAGAGATGAATGGCCACTTTCAGATCGAGATCTTTATAATTTTGCCTATGAAAAATATGGGTCTGATTTAAATAATATTCGTCTATATGAAACAAAACAAATTAAAGATTCTCAAGGAAGATTGATATTACCAGCTGGTAAAGTTGTTGATGCTAACTTTACAATTCCAAATCCAAATAATCCACTTACAACATTAAATCCTGTTACTGGAATTAGTAATTATGAATATGAAGTTCGAAAAAATAATGAGAAAAGAAATATTTACTTATTAAAACCAAAATATTTACAAAAATTTTTAAATGATATGAGAAAAATATTTACATATCAAAAATCATCTCAATACATAAACGAAAAATATATTAAAACTGAAAATTTAAATATCACGATGCCATAAAAGTTCTAAACTCTTATCAAATATCATTACATATCGGTGCTTGCGGGAGCGTTCTTTCCACTCTCCTGAAGCACCTTTAACTTTGCCTCTAGAGTGTTTAGTTCCGTCTGCATAGTAGAAATCCTTCTTTGGGTCTGAAAGTCCGCAATATTTAAAGTTACAAGCGCGATAGATTGTACCATTGTGGAAATCACTATCAGCGTAAGAGATGATTGCTTTAACTTCAGTATCCTTCCGTAACTGTCTAATCGCTCTTGAAACAAACCAAGAAGTGATATTATGTTCG